ATTGAGTTGGATCAAATGCTACAATAATACTGTCTATAAAAACAATTGGTTTAATAAACAGTTGTTTCGTAAACAAATAAGGCTTATAAGTAGATTAAATGGTTTATTTATAGGTCTAAATTTGTCTATAAAATTATATATAGTTTTTATAGACAAAATGTTAATTTGGGTTTATAATGATATTAAGAGATAGATAGGGGTAGGTTCTAAAATTCGAATAGCTGGATTATGGGCGACAACCTACATAAAATTTTCTAATATTTTTATAAATGAGAGGTATTAACATGATATTTGGATACATGAGAATTTCAACACAAAAAGCTTCACAAACTACAGATAGACAAAAAGATACTTTAGAAAAATATGCAAAAGATAATAGCTTTGAATTTGATGAGATGGTAGAGGAAAGAATTTCAGGAACAATAAAAGCTTATAATAGACCAGAATATTCTAAGTTAAAAGAAAAGCTTAGAAGAGATGATATTTTAGTTATCACTGATCTAGATAGACTTGGTAGAAATGCAGATGATGTAATAATGGAATTAAAGCAGCTTAAACTACAAGGAGTTAAAGTAGTTGCATTAGATATGCCTTATATGTCAGATTGGAATAAGGCCAATGATAATAGTATTTATGATATGGTTATAGATATTGTAATTACTATCAAGGCTCATATGGCTCAACAAGAAAGAGAAAAAACAGTTGCTAGAATTAATCAAGGGATCTCAGCTATGCCAATTAATGAAGAAGGTAAAAAGATATCTACTAAAACAGGTAAAGCTATTGGAAGACCTACAGCAGAAGTACCAGAAGACTTTATTAAAGAATATAAAAAATTTAAAAATGGTGATTATGGTAAAATGTCGGCTACTAACTTTGCTAAGATGCTAGGTATAGGAAGAAGTACATTTTATAAATATGTTAATCAATTAGAGAGCTAGTTTTTACTAGTTCTTTTTTTATTATATTTAGATTTAATAAAAAGGAGGAGAATAGGAATGCATCATTTTATTACTAAGTACGAAGAAAATGAGAAAAGATATGCAGAATCTTGGATACAAATTAATTTATTTGGTAAGTGCTTCTGCATATGGAAAAAGAAAATTGAAATATAGAAATATTAATAATAAATTTAAACTTTTTCCCATTTACGACCTTTTTCTTGAGTAGGTGGAAGTCTATCACCTTGGTCGATTTTTACGACTCTAGGCTTTGGAACAGCTCCACCACGTGGCCCAACTTCTTTATATGTTCCAGCTGGTTTGTTATCAGTACCAGGTTTAATTAATTCAGCCATAAAAATATACCCCCTTATCATTATTTCAATCTTAAGTGATTGATAGTAATATTTTACAATAAAAATTAAAAACTATCAATAAGTTTAAGAAATATAAGGTTTTTATGTCTAAAAATAGGAGGTGATATAAAATAATTTATTACGATAATAAAGAATTTAATGATTTACAATTTAAGGTATATCTTTTAAATAAATATTTAACAAAGCATTATAATAGCGATATTGCATTAAAAACTCTTAAAGCACATAGTAAAGATTTAGATAAATTGGCTAGGTCGTTAAGTGAAAAAGATATATCATTTTTCTGTTTATATTTCTTACAAGATATATTTGTTGCTAAAGATGGAAATGACGCTAGAGAGTTGAGTAAAGGTCATTATGAAATGTGGGAATTAGCTAATAAGGTATTTATTAATGATGAATTAGATAAAGTTAATATTATATGTCCTAGAGGATATGCAAAGACAACTATATTTGATTTAGCAGTATCAGTATGGTTAATTTGTTATAGAAAGTCTAAATTCACTTTATTAGGTGCTAAAAAGGATGATGATGCATGTCAATTTGTAGATTCCATCAAGAAGATATTTAAGGAAAATAAGTTGATAATAGATAACTTTGGTGAGTTAATTAATGGCAAAAAATACAAAGTTAATGCTAATGAGATTGAATTTTCAAATGGAATGTATATCAGAGCGGTAGGTTCTAGTAGTTCTGTAAGAGGTGCTAACTTTAAAGGTATAAGGCCAACGACAGTTATTGCAGACGATTATCAAGATGAGAGGGATATACTAACGGATGACGCTAGAGATAAAAAATATAATAGGTGGACTAAAGAAATAGAGCAAGTTGGAGATAAAGCTGTATTTAGAAATGGTAAGAAGATAAAGTCAGCCACAAAGATAGTGAATATTGGGACTATACTACATATTGATTGTTTAGTCAGTAGACTTGCAAGAAATAAAGAATATTTTACTATGTTAAAAAGGGCTATTATATTGGAAGATAATCAGAGCGTTGAAGATATATTTGATAGTGACTTGTGGTTTAAATGCAAAAAACTTTACTTCAATGATAAAGATGAAAACTCTAAAGAAACAGCTAAAAACTTCTATGAAAAGCATAAGGAAGAAATGAAGTTTGAGGTTCTTTGGGAGGAAAAGTGGGACTGTTTTAATGATTTAGCTATTCCATACTGGGAAAATAGAATGAGCTTTATGAGTGAGTTGATGAATGATGCAAGTTCAATAGGGGAAAAGTGGTTTAAGTCAGTTGCAACTCAAACTGAAGAAGAAATTGAGAATCATAAATTTACTAAAACTATGTTGTGTATAGATCCAGCTTCAACAACTAATAAAAAGTCGGACTTTACGGCTATGGTAGTAGGAAGTTTAGCTACTAATGGATTTAAATACATGAGGGAACTTGTATTAGATAAATTTAAATTTAATCAATATTGCAAAAAGGTTATTGAAATATTAGAATCCTATGATGATATAACTCATATTTACATAGAAAAGAATACTTTCCAAGGAACAGATGTAATTAAAATAAAAGAATTAATTGCAGAGAGTCCAAAACTTAGAAATAAGAGGTATGAATGGATAAATGAGATGCAACGTAAAAATAAAGACGAGAAAATAAGTACTATAGTTGATCCAGTAAATAATGGACAAGTTATATTTGTAGATAACAATAAAGATTTTACAGATCAAATATTAGATTTTCAAGGACAGAAATATACTGTACATGATGATGCAACAGATATTACTGCTGAATGTGTTAATAGATTAGATACTATTCAAGTAAAAGGTAAATTAAAATTATATGATATTTCAAAATTATATAAATAGAAAGGAGAGGAATAAATGGATTTAGAAATATTAAAAGAGTGTTATAAAGATTATAAAAGTAGATTAGGAACATTTAAAAAAATTAATGATTACTATTATGGAAAAACAGATTCTTTAAAGAATTTTAAGCCTATAGAAGGTAGAAGTAATTTAAAAGTGGAGTGTAATTTTCTTCAAAAGCTAGTAGATGAAGAGGCTAGTTATTCATTTTCTAATGAGGTTACTTATACTGCAAAGGATGGAAACAAACAAATAATAGACTACATAGATTACTATTTAAGCAATAATAAGTTAGATCATGATTCAGTACTTGGAATGGAATTAATCAAATTTGGTGCATGTTTTGAAATTACCTACATAAAGAATAATCAACTTAAACATAGAATTGTTAGTCCTGTAAATGGATATGTATACTTTAATGAAGATGATGAGGTAGAGTATTTCTTACATATATTTACTAAAGGCTTAGGTACTTTAAAGAGAACTTATATAGATGTTTATACTAATGAATACATTTATCATTTTGATGAAGATTTTAAAGAAGTTTTAGAGGCTACACGAAATATATTTAGATTTGTTCCTGTTGGAATTGGATATATAGGTGATTTAATCGGAAGTAAAACAATATATAAAACAATAAAAACTTTACAAGATGCGTTTGAAACTAACCTTTCAGATATAACTTGTGAGATTAGTGATTTTAGAAATGCAATACTAAAAACATTTGGCATATCCTTAGATGATGTAGACGAAGGAGGCAATAAGAGACAGCCTATAATTAGAGAAAATGCAGTAATGGCCTTTGAAGATAAAACTAAGGAAGATGCTGAATGGTTAATAAAGAATATCAATAGATCGGAAG